TCATCTGCTTTGGGTGTGGTTGTACTCACCACACTTGTCGGGAGCCCGGTACTGCTTGTATCGACCCCAAGCAGGGAAAGAAGGTCTGCGGGCTCACCTTGACCGGTTACATAAACCGTATTGGGATCATAAAAATCCTCTCCCGCTTCACCCGGAACAATGGTGCCACCCATATCTCCAGGCTCAATAATGGCGTTTGCGCCGAAATCAGGTCCGCCTGCTTCAGCAACTTTGGTTGCCGTGGTGCCGGTGGTCGGGCCGCTAGTCACAGCATTCATGGCCTGACCAATTAAAGAATTCAGTGCTGCGGCTGTTGGATTCTTTCCAAGTGCGCCTGCCATTACAGCCTTGGTCACTGTATCTTTTAATATCGGCGGCAACTGATTCAACTCTTTGCTTCCCGCCAACAGGTCTTTTGTCCCCGCAGAAACTGCGCCACTTAGAAATGCTGCTGCAGGATCGAACCGCTGCCCCGTGATCAAACTGCCGATACCCTGTTGAGCAAGGCTTTTTACGCCGCCCTGAGTTGCGGTGCCAAGAGTATCAGCAAGCGATTCCGGGACACCAAGATCAATCAACTTGTTGGATGCAATACTGCCAATAGGGAGTTTCTGGGTTATTGGATTGCCCGCCGCATCAACTCCGGTCTGTACGTCAAACTTTATATTGGGCAGATTGCTGCTTATTTGCCCGCCGACATAAGAAAGCGCCGCAGCCTTTAACGCAGATTCAAGATCTTTGCCTGTTGCCAATTGTCCTGCTGCGCTTGCGGCAGCCCCGGCAGCAGGGGCACTTAACAATCCAAATCCGCCGGGACCAAGAGCCCCCCCAGTAATCATCCCAACAACGGCGCTCTTAATAAAATTATCCAGGGCGCTTGTGGGATAAGTTTTTGCCATGTATTCGGCAGACTCCGCAGAAAGTCTTGCCAATTCACTCTGCAACTGATCAGAAGTAGGGGCGTACAGCGTCCTACCCGGAACATTGGATACCGGCACCCGACCCGCATCTCGTTCGTTTTCGTAGGTATATGGCATGGTATTAAGCCGTCAAATCCCAGAAGGACAGGGAGCCGAAGGCATCCCCGGTTGTCGCACCCGACACGGTTCTGATCTGAACCGTAATGATGTCGCTGACACCTGCCAAGGACACACCGGGTTGAAACGCCCAGTTGTAGCCTGCCGGGTCAACAAGCGGCTGCGTACCGCCTGATCCACTGGATGAAACGTAGTCCGTTTGAACGATGCTGCCACCCGTGACTGCCGTAGCGGTCACGTCATACTCGACGTTTGAATCCGTTGGCATCGTCGTCCATGATGCGCCGGTCAGAGTTGGGTTCTTGACCAGTGCCACTTCATAGTTCTGACTGGTGGTGGGCAGTATCTGAATCCGGCCCGGAACAACTACCGCCCCGCCCCTTCCAGAGGCCAGACGGATGGATACCAGAGGTTTAAACGTAGTGCCAATGGTTGCGAGAGCCGTGGTGCGCCGTGCAATGTGACCCACCGAATACTGCTCATACCCACCCTCAGACACCACTGACGAGCAGATCTGCTTCAGCGTTGCAGCAATCCCGGTCGTGGATGTGATCTCATAACGCAGCGGCAGGGTAGCCGTCGTCATGTAAGTAGCGGTGATGTCGTTGGCGTTGTTAAACGTGTGGCAGACGATGTACTGGCCGTCAATGATGAAGCCGCACCGGACAGAGCCAACACCCAACCACTCAAAGTCCATCCACAGAATCTGAGCCTTGCTCGGGTCAAGCGTGAAGCCGGATGCCCCGGTGCCGTCCAACTTGTCACCATTCCAGGCGGATTGGTTAACCGTTCTGATGTCGCTTGGCGTACCCGGAGTGGGCAGAGAAGAAGAACGCAGGACAAACGAATAGACGCCATCGATGCGTTGGAAGAACACCCCGTTTTGGGTGTTGAAGTAGCCCACCCGCTGCGTGAGGTTCACGTTCTGACTGCCATCCATCACGAAGGTGGCGAGCACCAACAGGCCCTTGCCGGGTTGGTACGGGAATGAGCGGAACGTCTGGCGGACAACCGAACCCGCGCCGCCTGCCGTGACGGTCATGTCCAAGGCAGATTCGTTGGTATTGTAGGTTGTCGTGCCTGTGCCGGAAGTAGACGTATCAAATTGAGTATCTGCGGCGTAGCGGTTCTGGCTATCAAAGAGCGTGTAGGGCTGACTGACCCGCAACCGCCCAAAGGCATCCGTGTTGGTGCCGTTGATTGAGACCGGAATGGGTGAGGTTGTAGCCACGATCTGCCTCAGTAGTGCGTCTAAACGGTTGAAGTACAGACGCAGGACGTTGTTGAACTGCTCGTGATAGCGTGAGTCGTACTGCCCCGGCGCAAGGGGCAGGTTGGGCGGCGGAACAACAAGAGCATCTTCAATGAGGAGCGCCATCAGGTACCCCAATGCAAACGTTCAAGTTCTTTGCGATCCGTCGCCGCTTCCGCAATCGTATCGCGCACGGGAGCATAAAACCTTTTTTTGTTCGCAGTTATTGAGGCCATCCACTTTCCATAGTAGGTTTCAATAACCCCAGTCACACCAGACTTGTTGGATTTTGGGGTGCGGATATTCCTTGCTTGAACGTCTGGCGATGCCCAACGGCAATTTTCTTTGGTGTAGTTTCCATAGGTATCAATACGATCAAGTGTTTGATTGCCTTCCGGTTCCCCCATGTCAGTCGCAAATTTGGAGTACTCCATCCATTCGGAGCAGACAGTAATGCCTGCGCCCCCATATCGGGGATAGTCTTTGTCCGTTGGCACCGTACACCGCCGGATCATTGCCCGCCATGTGTTGTACGAGCCTTTACCGCATCCGCCGTGCTTGGTGATGCGCTCTTTTAAATAGCAACCACATGAAGTTGTATTGCCTGTGACAAGACTCCCAGACGGCACACAAACTTCCTTGCCGCACTCGCAGATACAACGCCACACAACCTTTTTGTTCTGATCCGTACCGGCACGCTCAACCACGCGTAAGCGGCCAAACATTTGCCCAACTCGATCCACAAGACGGCCCATAACAGACTCCTGAAAGAAGAAGCCTGTATTGTACATGTTGCCTTGTACCTTGTACATCTATCTACGTCCATCCATGCGAACATCGATTCGGGGTGAGCCCAACTGCCAGTTCACACCCAGATCAATGGATTGGGCTTTCATGATCATTTGACGGCCACGCACCCTGATGTAAACGATGTTGGTGAACTGTTCAATCGGAACGGTTGCAGTCCGGGTAACCCCCGCACTGCTTGATCCGCCCAGAGACTGGGGGGTGTTGTAGCCTGAACCCGATCCCTTCATGGGGATCAGCGTCATGGTCAGAGATGGGTTTGCTGTGGTTGAGCCCTGGAACGTCACATCGGGCAGCATCCGCCAGACAAAACCGAAGTTCTGCCCGTCCTCAATATCAAATTCGGCTGACTCAATGTAGGAATTGATGGCCGTCGGGGTGGCGGTTTCGTTGTCATCAACCCCGTTTTCATGGAAGACAAGGTTCTGGTTGTAGGTTGCTGCGAGGGGGAAATCAAGCAGGCCGGAATCAAGCCAAGCCGTGCGGCCCATCGTGCCGTAGTACCAGATCTTCTCCAAGTAGTTGTAAATGACGTACCGATCCACCACCGTGGAATTGGCAGAGCAATAGAACCACCAGACCTCATTGAAGCCCTCGTTGGTCCCCGCAAATACCTGGGCCGACTGCGCCTGATTGAAGTCGCTAAATACATAACGCCGCAGGTCGCAGTTCAGCGTTTGCACGCGACCGTCATAGGCGTAGAACTTGTCCACCCCCATCCAATACACCACCCCGGAGGCGATGATGGCTGCGTTTTGATCCACGATGGAGATGTTGTCACCCAGTACCTGGGCACCCCACACACCGGCCTGCGCCCCAAGATACTGGAGAGAGTAGATGGATGAGTCCGTGAAGACCACGATTTCCTGACGGGTCTGGACCGCCGTGACGATCTCTGAGCCGTGAGACAGACGCAGGCTACCCGCCTGATTGGTTGCTGCCGGGGTCCAGTTGACCGCACTTTCCTGATCCGACCAACGAATCAGCATCGGGTCTTGTATGGCGCTGCCGTAGTCATTGCAGCCGAAGGCGAAGACGAAACGGTTGATGTCCGAAACGTAGATGAAGTTCTGGATCGTCGGCACATCTGAGGCGCCAGACAACGACGACAAATTCACGCCACGCACAGTCACCCCGGAGGTTGCATCCCAGTAGTAGATACCACCACCACGAGGGCCGAAGATCAGGTCTTCACCCCAGTTACTCTGGCTCCACAGCCGGATCGGAGTAAGCGTTGAAGTGCCCGTACCCCAAACACCGGAGCCCCAGGGGCCCGCGCCCCACCCGACGAGCGGCACGGCAGTCGCAGATCCTGTATTGATCTGATAAACCGCAGATACTGCTGCGCCACCTGTTGTGCCCGCCGGGATAGCCGACGCCACGGTGATGGTGTAGGAGTTGCTGTTGACGAGGGTCAGTTGGAACTCACCATTCAACAGAGAAGCATAGGTGCCCGTGACACCGCTGAAGGTCACGAAGTCTCCGTTTACAGCACCATGAGATGGTGCGTTTACAGTGACTGTGGTGGTTCCGTTGCCGGTAAAGGGGTCAGCAGGAAGCGTCGTGGTAACGCGCAGCGGCGTGATGTCGTTGTAAACACCGCCCTTTTCAATGTAGAACTTGAGGTTGGTGCCAACGCCAACCAGATTCAGGTTGCCCAGGGTCACCCAGTTCCACAGGGAACGGCAGATACCGAGGAAAGTGCTTGAGGAAATGCGCTGCCATCCACCGATCTTTTCGGGGTTACCCTGGCGGAAACGGATCTTGTCGCACTCATACCAACCATTCTCGTTGGTATAGCGGGTGTTTTCTTTGTTTACACCGGGCTTGAGCGTGAGTTTCTTCAGCGGCATGGTTATCTCAGCAGTGCCGCTTCAGCCTCGCGTCTACGGGTTAACCCCTTCAGTACGCGGCCTGCGGCTTTGTTCCACTTGACGATTTCCTCGCACGCACCCGCCCAGTCTTGAGCGTCTACACGTTTCTTCAACGTGGAAATGCGGTAATTTCCTAGCCCGCAGTTATACGCGAAACTGATGATTGCGGCAAGGCGTCGAGGGGGTTCTTTCAGCAGTTTGGGGGACAGTTTCAACACCCCCGCACAGAAGTGCAACAGGTGTTTGTCGAGTTCTGCCTGGGCAGTTTCTACCGTCCAGACCGTACCGGGTTGGATGCCGGGGCCGGTACAGCCCCAACCGATTGTCCAAGGATCACCCTTTGTGCCGGGGTCTGGATAGGCCGTGCAGGAACCATCAGGCAGGCGCTTGGCGTAGCCCTCGAAGGGTTTGATCAGCGCATCCCCCGCCAGTTTGATGGCTTCCGTGGTCACTTCTGGTACTTCTCAATGCTGCGGCCAACGAACCAAAAAGTTAAGCACATGTTGAGCATGGCGAAGTCGTCAGCACCCCAGGACTCCCGCAGCACCTGAGTCCACGGAGCGCCGGTCTGGAAGGCAATCACCAATCCCGCAGCCTTGACCCCTGCGTACATGAAGAACAGCGCCCAGGTGATGCCGGGACGGACAAGGGCGGAGACTGCCGCCACAAACCATCCGGCTTCCTTGGCGGTGGTGGCCTGTTCTTTGAACGCTTCTTTGATGGCGTCGAGTTGGTTGACGCTGTAGTCAACGTACTTCTCTTCCATCTTGAACTCGCCACGCATCTTCTCCAGATCGGTCTGGAGCGTGAACATCGCCAGTTCATGCTTGCGCTCGTTGCCCTTGTCCATGAACTTGAGGACTTCCGGGGCGAGCCGGAACAGGCCCCCGAAGACGGAGCCAAGTAAACCACCACCGAGCATTTCAAACATATCAGGCTCCCAAGGCCACGAGGAACAGAAGCACCCCGACTGCACCCACACCGATGGAGGCGTAGAACAGGCTCAGGGTGACAGCCAGGATGGCCGCAGAGGACAGGACGATGGCAAGTTGCAGCGCCATGCCGGAGTAGGAATACCAAGAAGACTTGGCCTTGGCTGCATCCCGCTTGGCTTCTGCCTCACGGGCCAAGGCTTCGATCTCCACCATGTCGTCCTTGAGCCGGGTGGCCTGCTTGTCGAAGGTGTCCGCTGACTTCCCGCCCTGCTCTGCCGCAATGGAGTACATGGAGGCACGCACATTCTTGGTGCCATACCAAGTCCACAGGTTGTTGGACGCGATGGTTCCGTTCAGAACGGCAGATGAATTCTTCCCGGCAAAGTAATTTGTAACAGCAAGGAGAAGAGCAAGCAGGCTAATAGAAACCGCAGCAAGAGCCTTGACATGGGCTTCCCTTTCCGACCGGCTTGCGCCCTCTGGGGGTTTCTTGAAACTCATCTCTGCACCTTATCAATGAGGTAGTAAGCAAGCCCAATCAGGGCAGTAAGAAGGAAAGCAATACCTGCACCGTACTTGGCGTTGAGCATGAAGTTCTGCTGCCGTAGCCGGTGCTCACGCTCCTTTTTCTCGCGCTCCTTCTTCAGTCGGATGCGCTCCATGATCATCTCGTTGTAAACATTCTCACCGTAGTGAGCAACGATCAGAATCTTGAGTTCGTACTCCTGCTTGCGAAGAGCCTGCCTGTGCATCGTGATCTGCAAGGCTTCCTGTTCGATGCTGTCATCATGCAGCAGGCGTTTAAATACTGACGGCTTCTTGTTGGCCTTTTCGTTGGCGATGCGGTTGAAGTCCCCGAAGGCTCCATACCACTTGCCAATCTGACCGGCAACGTCCTGAATCTCTCGGCCTGTGGCGACGAGTTTCTTAACGGCTCCGAAAGCGGCATTCGCTGCTGATACTGCCGCAAGAATGCCGGTGATCGGTTCCATACATTACCTTTGCCCCCGATTCATCTTTTCCCGCTCTTCAAGAAGTTGAACTTTGACCTGTAGCGCGTGAATGTCGTTGTAAATCTGTTCTTTCAACTTATGCCGGGCATCTGCGCTGATCGGGCTGTCAGTGGGCACACCTTCCTTGGTGATGAGGGCGGGCATTGAGCCTTCAATCTTAGTCAGGCGTTCAGAGAAGGATGCAACCTGCCCAAGCAGCCAAGCAAGCGCAGCCACCACGATAGGAATGATGGCCTTGAGTACGTCTGACCAAGCCATGATTTACTCCGGCTGCGGAGGGGGAACGTAAGCGGCAATAGGTCCAAACTCACCCGCAATGGCCCTGGCGTACAAATCCCGTCCATGTTCTTCGGGGTCATTGGGATGTGCAGAAAACGGAAGCCATCCATAATCCGGATGCTCAATCTCAAGGTCCACAAAACCCGCGCTTGTGAACTGCGGATTCCTAGCATTTTTAATTTCTACGCGCATAAAAACCCCTTAAGAGATTCTTTGAAACAAACCTGTCCAATCCGAAAAACTAGACCTGTTTCCCCCAGATAACTGTCTCCATGTGCCAACGGTTAATTTGCCGTCGGAACCGGGTCCACCAGAGAAGTCCCCAATAACAGAAGCGGATGCGCTGCCGTTATGCGCTAAGTTAGCATACCTAAGCGCGGTGCCGGCAAAGGTATCTCCAACGTATGTTGTGCCGGTATACGAAGAGGTCGGCTGTGCAAAGGCAAGAGAACCAACAGCAGAATAAGAGGCGGGGACACCGCCACTGGCCGCTGTGGTTTGTATGGTGCTGTCGGGGAACTGAATACCCGTCGATACAAGGCTAACTGCCATTTCTGTGGCTCCTTATACAGTGCCGTTGGAGGTGATATTGCCCAACGCGGTGAGAACCCCCGCTGAACTGATACTCAGCACAGGCGTGCTGTTGTAACTGATCACGAGGTTACTACCAGACTGAGCAACCGTGAAGTTGGTCGTGGACAGCGACCCTGCCGACGTGGCGGAGGTTGCAGTTGTTGCACTTGTGGCCGTCGTAGCGGAACTTGCGGTGGTGGCGGAGGTGGCCGTGGCCGCGTTACCGGAGATATTGATGCCCCACGTGCCGCTTGCGCCGGAGCCCGTGGTTGACGGCACAGAGAGATTGGAGCGGGCGGTGGCCGCATCGCTTGCCCCAGTACCGCCATTGGCAACTGCTAGGGTGCCGGTGAAACTGATGTTGGGAGCCGTGCCACCTGAAGACGCCAGGGGCGACGAGGCGGTGACCGAGGTGATGGTGCCGCCCGAACCGGAAGCCGCAATGGTGATGCCGCCTGCCGTGTTGGTGATGGTCACGCCTGAGCCTGCGGTCAGCGTGGTGCGTGTAAACCCAGTGCCGTTACCGATGTCCAGAGCGCCGTTTACAGGCGTGGAGGTCAGGCCCGTACCGCCGTTGGCAACAGGCAGAGTGCCCGTGACCTGAGAGGCAAGGTTGACCGCAGACAGCGACCCGCCAAGCGTGAGCGACCCAGTGGAAGTGACCGTGCCCGAGAGCGTGATGCCCTGAACCGTGCCGGTGCCGGACACCGAAGTCACACCGTCGGGCGTGGAGGTGGCGACCGTCACGAAGTCGGTGCCCGTCCAGGCCACAAGAGCCTTCGCACCCGCTGCGATAGAAGTGCCGGTGGTGGCAGAACCCTTCACAACAACCGCCGCGTTGGACTGGTTGTCCACCACGTAGGCTTTGCTCTTGCTCGGGGCGATGATGTTGCGCGTGACACCCGGCGATCCAGTAGGGACGAGGATCGCGCACCGCGCCTGATTGGATGCTCCCGAGCCGGTGGTCGTCAGCGTCCAGTCACTCAGCGCGACAGTCTGAGTTGCCGTGGCGGCAATCGCATCCTCTGCCAACTGCGTGATGCTGTTGTTGACCGTGGTGCCCCAGGTGCCGTCCAGTTCACCCGGAACCGGCAGGGCGAATCCCAGGAGCGAGGTGTACGCGGTGGTCATCTTGAATCCTTACTCTTTGGGCGGAGGCACCGAGACGGGCTGACCCGCCATCTTCTGCTGATGCTCAACACCGATCTGACGCAGGCGCATGAACAGGTCGATGCACTCACCCAACTGGCCCATCGCCAATTGTTTCATCAGCAGGTTGTACTCGGCAACAGTAACTTCACCCAGGTTGATCTTGTCGTTCATTCAAAGCACTCCATTAAGGCGTGGGAGGGGTCGGCGAGGGCGGTGCCCAAGGCAACGGAGGTTCCGTCACAGGGTTGGCCTTGGCAGCAATCTGCTGCGCGATCTGGTCGTTGACATGCTGCTCATAACTGCCCGTGACCATCGGCTGAATCCACCCGAGCACGATGGCTTGGGTCAGTTGGTCGAAGGGCACGAAGTCGGTCTGGCTCGGGTTGGGCGTGAAGGGCGTAGCGCCGCTGAAGGTGCCAGTGTTGCCGTTCTCGTCCGTGCCGGTCTTCGTCCAGTACGTCTGCACGACGTAGTTGGACTCGCTGCCGACGTTGGTCACCTTCATACCGGTGACCGCCCAGGTGTAAGTGATTGCCATGATGTTTCCTTAGCGAAGTGCGTCCACCTTGGCGGACAGTTCTTTGATTGCCTCTACAAGAAGCGCCGCAAAACCACGATCTCTCAGAGACAGGTAGCCGTTTTCATCTTCACGAACAAAACTTGGAATTACGTCGCGCACCTCATCGGCAATAAAGCCCGTGTCTGCCCGCAAACCCACCATTTTGAACTCATCGGTGTCCTCTTTCCAGTCGAAAGTGCAACCGCTCAAACGCAACACCGTGGCAAGCGCGTCCTTGATCGGCCGTATGTTTTCCTTCAGCCTGCGATCTGACGGTGATCCATAAGCGGTCACGTTACCGCTGAAGATTGCGTTACCGGCCGAACTCACGGAACCAATAACACCGTTTGCGCCATTACCAAAATATATAAAATTACCTGCATAGTAGTTTAGGTACATTTGGTAACCAGAGGCGGCGTCCATGTGGAGATTGCCGTTTGTCGTGGCCACGCTTGCATACGACGTGCTAATGTTGCCGTTGCCCCCAACAGCAAGATATGCGCCCCAACTTACGTTAGGGCCAAACAAAGCGCCGCCGCGCATCCGAAGCGCAGTATTCGACGTGCTGTTGGGGTCGATGTAATACCCGGTGTCGTTGCTGTCGTAGAAGATCGGGGCGCGCATGTCGGCCACCGCAGTAGCGGTGCCGCTGCTGTTAATAGTGAACGTATTGGACGAGCCAGCGTTTCG